TAATTCACATTGTGATGGAACACCACTGCCATTTGTGTTTTCATTTACTTTGGATGGTATCGGTGGTTTTTCATTTGGACAAACAGTAACGTGTGACAGAATACCTGAAGATGTTAGAAAATCTTTTGTTTTTCAGGTAACAGCTGTAGAGCATTCAATTACGCCAAATGACTGGACAACAACAGTAAACACGGTAGCTAGAGCAAATTTTAGTAAATAAGCATGGAAAAGCAAACAAGGACCAGTGAATTTTCACAAAGACGTAACGACAATCTATATCTATACACTAAAGGAAATCAGTACAGCTTGGATGGTGAAAACTATATTGGTGAATATCATATAGATGGCATAACTCCTAGAACAGGACCAGTACCATCACCCAATTCAATAGATCTAGGCAGAGTATACACTAACAAAGATCATTATGTGTATGACAAATTGTTTTCTTTTGATGTACCAATCAATAGCACAACACAACCAAAACCATATATATACAGACCAACAGAGCAAGCATATGCCAATGTATATGATTTACGATACTTTGTAGAAAAAATTAATGACGAAAGAAGTTATGCTATTGAAATAGATGCAAATCAATTTGGATTAATTGGCAAAAAAAATGGTATTGATGGAGGATTGTATCTTTCAGCAACCGTAAAGTGGAAATTAACAGGGAATATAGATGACATAAGCACATTAAATCAGTTAGAACTACAACAAGCTTCCATTAAGATACCCACAATACTTTACTCAATAAAAAACTTTACAGAATTTGCACGAATAACTTTTGTTTGATTTCTGATATAATTTGGGTATAGTTGTGTACATGATAGTAGATTACGTTAGCCAATTAGATAGTTTTCAAGACAAGGTTGTGTTTCTATATCCCATATTAACGGATGACAGATTACACCACCATCACAATCCAATTATAGGGTTTGTTGTAATTGATGTAATAACAAAACAAACATTCACAATAAGCAACAACCACCAAGAAGGAATCTTTCACACAAGTGATTTATCTTTTCTAAAAAATTGTAAGGTTTACTGTTATGACACTGCAGTCTTGAAATATGCTGGTTATGATGTAAGCACTTACATAGATGCAAAAATGCAATATTATCTTTACACCAACAATGGATACAGTACAGATACACCTAAAATCATATCCCACTACAATAGACTATACAACAACTGCTATAGAATAAATGAGTTAGTTTCACTAACAAAGCACGAAGAAATAGCAATGTCGATATTTGAGGAATGTTGGGTGAGAGACACACAGCCAGGACTATCCTTTTATCAGAACGAATTGCTAAGTGCATTTCACAACATAGAGTGTAATGGATTGCACATAGATTACCAGCTATTTAAACAGTCATTTGGCCAATCCCTAAGTAAGCATGACCAACTATGTTTCACACAATATAATTATTATACCTTAACAGGAAGACCAAGTAATAGATTTGGTGGAATAAACTTTGCAGCTTTAAATAAAGAAGATGGATCACGAGACGTTTTTACCTCAAGACATGCAGATGGATTGCTAGTTGAATTAGATTTTAATTCATATCATCCTAGGTTAATTGCATCTTTAATAGATTATGATTTTAAAAACGAAAACGTATATGAGCATCTAGCAACTCACTATGCAAACACAAGCAACCCAACTCCAGAGCAAATAGAATCAGCAAAAGAGGCTACATTTAGGCAACTTTATGGAGGAATACAGCATCAATACCTACACATACCTTTTTTTGCAAAAACAAATGACTTTGCAAATTATCTATGGAAGCTAATGGATAAGCAGGAATATATTGAAAGTCCAATTTCTGGTAGACGTATTTATCAACACAACCATAGCGATCTTTCAGTTGGAGTACTGTTTAATTATTTTATACAAATGTATGAGACCGAAAGCAATGTTTTAATATTGGATAAAATACACCAGCTGTTGAGTGATAAAAAAACAAAACCTGTACTTTACACATACGATAGTATATTGTTTGATGTAGAGAAAAGTGAATTAAACTACCTATTAGAAACGGTTATACCTAGCAGTATTGATTTAAACAAATATCCAGTGAAGATAAAGCAAGGTACAAATTATAAAAATATACGTGTTTAAGTGCAAAGTAAGATATTTATAAGAAATATTACAAGTTAAGTATTATGAAACTATCCGAACTTAGAAAAATGATCCGTCAAGAAGTAGCAAGTATACTTCGTGAGAAAAAAACAAAAAAAGGACTAACAGAATTAGAATCTGCAGTAGGTTCTGCAGATGAAACTGCAGTTGCAAAGTTAGGAACTCAAAAAGCAGAATTAGACAAGCAAATAGCAGCTTTAGGTGTAAAAAAAGCAGCACTAATGAAGCAGATGGATGCCTTAGAGAAAAAATAATGAGACCACAACTACTCTGCACATTTACCTACGTAGATAGGTTACCAATTAGCATCGAAGACATCTACAAGGCTTACGAACAAGAGCATGTCAGCAATATGAAATGCTATCATTACGCACATCTTCCAAACAATGTTATTTGCATTTACAATACGACTATCAGTGAAAGACGTCTAAAAGACACCATATCAATAAACCGCAAAAAAGAATCAAACACATATTACAGTATCAATGCACTAAACAGTCTAATACGCATACTGAACAATGGTGTTTTAGATAAATCCTATTTAATCAACTGGTTAGACTATGGTGATTCCATATTATTATCTGAAGGTGAAGAAGGTTACAAACAAATAAAAATTAAAGAATTAACCATATAAATTTGGTTAATAAATAAAATTTGCTTATATTTATATAAGAACAGGCAAGACAAGTTAAGGGTTTAAAAAAAGTAAGCGACGGCCGTTGCAAGTTAGAAAAAAAATCCCTATATTGAATAGTCAATTCGTTTAACAATTAAAAACAAGTAAATTATGGCGATCAATTTAGATCAAATCAAATCAAAGTTGCAACAAATGCAACAAGCAAGTATTGGAGGTGGAAACAAAACAAGTGAATACATTTGGAAGCCACCAGTAGGAAAATCCCAAGTAAGAATCGTACCTTACGCATTCGACAAAAACAACCCCTTTATTGAACTTTATTTTCACTACGAGATTGGAAAACGTACAATGGTATCTCCAATTTCTTATGGACGTCCTGACCCTATCGTAGAGTTTGCAGAAAAGCTTAAAAAATCTGGAGACAAGGAAGATTGGAAGTTAGGTAGAAAAATTGAACCTAAGTTTAGAGTGTATGCACCAGTTATAGTACGTGGAGCAGAACATGAAGGTGTAAAGTTTTGGTCATTTGGTAAACAAATCTACACAGAGTTATTGGGTGTAATCACAGATCCAGACTATGGTGATATCTCAGATTTAATGCAAGGACGTGATTTAACTATTGACCACATTTCAGCTGAAAAAGAAGGTGGATACCCATCGTTCACTGTACGTGTTAAACCTAACACAACACCAGCAACAGCAGATAAAGACATTGCAAAGCTTATTGTAGAAAGTCAGAAAAACATTAAAGACTTGTTTGATGAAACTAGTTATGATGACATGACTGCTATCTTACAGAAATGGTTAGATCCATCCAATGAGGTAGAAGCAGATACAAAAGCACCAAGCAAGTCTATCACAGGAGCTCAAACAGCAACAAAGTCAGAAGACATTACTTCAGCATTCGACTCATTATTTAATAATTAAGATTATGGCAAAGCAGACTAAAAAAGCTCCTGAGGAAATCTCAGGAAGAGATGAACTTGCGTCACTATTAGCAGACAGCTTAAACAAGCAATTCAAGGATTTTAAGGCTGCCCATTTTCTTGGTAGTGGAGAAGCATCACCAACAGATTTAACAGAGTGGGTCGGAACAGGATCCACTCTATTGGATCTGGCTATATCCAACAGACCAGATGGAGGATTTCCAGTAGGCCGAATTGTTGAGTTGCAAGGTATGGAAGCTTCAGGTAAAAGTTTGATTGTAGCACATGCTTTAGCTAACACTCAGAAAAAAGGTGGATTGGCTGTTTACATTGATACAGAGAACGCATTGAGTGAGGATTTTCTAACAGCTGTAGGTGTGGATGTATCTAATATGTTATATGTACCTTTAGAAACTATTGAAGATTCGTTTGAAGCTGTGGAGAATATTATTGAAACAGTTCGTAAAAGTTCTAAAAACAGATTGGTTACAATAGCATTAGACTCAGTATCAGCAGCTACTACTAAAATAGAACAAGACGCTGATTATGATAAAGATGGTTGGGCAACTGCAAAAGCCATATTAATGTCCAAAGCCATGCGTAAAATTACAAACATTATTGCAAAACAAAGAGTGCTATTAATTTGCACGTCACAATTGCGTGAAAAAATGGGTGTAATGTTTGGTGACAAGTACACAACATCTGGAGGTAAAGCATTAGGTTTCCATGCAAGTTGTCGAATCAGATTAAAGAATGTAGGTAAATTAAAAAGTGGTACTGGCAAGACTGAACAAATCATAGGAGTACAGACAGAGGCTCAGATAGTTAAAAATAGAATGGGACCTCCTTTCAAAAAAGCTACTTTTGATATTTATTTTAGCTCAGGTATAGATGATTACAACTCTTGGTTATCGTTAATGAAAGATTATGGCATTGTGAAATTGTCAGGAGCTTACTACACGCTAATCAACGAAGACACAGGAGAAGAAATTCGTTTCATGTCCAAGGATTGGAGAACCATGCTGACTGAAGATGATAGCTTAAAGCAATACTGCTACAGTAAAATTTGGGATATCTTTATCATGAGGTACAGACAACAAGACCAGATTGACCCAGATCAAATATCAGTAGATGATGATTTGGATGGCATGTAATTAACAAATACAATTAAGTTACGAT